TAATACTTAATACTTAATACTTAATACTTAATACTTAATACTTAATACTTATATGTAAATTTTACCAATCCTGAAAAAAAAGTAAAGAGAAAAAGTTTTCAACCATGGGTATATTTATAATAAACGATAAAAGTAAAAAAATAAGAAAACACAATGGCGGATTTATTAATGAAAATGCCGATTCCTTATGAACCTAAAAGACAGAATAGGTTTATTTTAAGGTTTCCTTCATCTTTGGGTATCAATGAATGGTTCGTAGAATCTACTGCCAGACCTCACATTACGATTAACCCAACAGAAATACAATTTCTAAACACCTCAACATATGTTGCAGGCAGATTTAACTGGCAAACAATTCCAGTTACATTCCGTGACCCAATCGGTCCTTCTGCAGCACAAGCTTTAATGGAGTGGGTACGTTTACACGCAGAATCTGTAACAGGCCGTATGGGATATGCTGCAGGTTATAAAAAAGATATTGACCTAGAAATGCTCGACCCAACGGGTGTTGTTGTAGAAAAGTGGATTCTGTACGGAACATTCCTTACAGATGTAAACTTCAATTCGCTTAACTATTCTCAAGATGGCTTGGCTACAATTTCAGCAACCTTAAGAATGGACCGCTGTGTATTGATTTACTAAATTATTTATTTATTTTTTTTACTGAGTATATTTAACCGTAGAGCCGAACTCTACGGTTTTTTTTATTATGGACCAAGAAACTTTAAATTACTCACAACAGAATTTCTCACTACCTCATGACGTAGTACCACTCCCTTCTCAAGGAATTTTTTATAAAAATAAAAAGGGTTCCATCAAGGTGGGGTATTTAACGGCAAGTGATGAAAACATCCTTATCGCTGGGGGTAAAGATATGACCCTAAATTTACTTAGGGCTAAAATCTACGAACCAGGAATTAGACCTGAAGAATTACTTGAAGGAGATATAGAAGCTATATTAATTTTTTTAAGAAATACAGCTTTTGGTCCTACGATAGAACTTAATCTGAAAGACCCAAAAACTGGAAAATCATTTCAAGCTACGGAAAGATTAGATGAACTAAACATAAAACGTGGAATATCTCCAGACGAAGATGGTCTTTTTGCAGTAACACTTCCAGTTACAGGAAAAAATATTAAATTAAAACCATTATCATTTGGAGAGAGTAATGAAATTACTAATCTAATAGAAACATATCCCCAAGGTAGAATTGCTCCAGCAAGAACCTGGCGTTTGCAAAAAGAAATAGTTGTGGTTGAGGGCATTTCAGACAAGGCAGAATTACAAAAATTTGTAGAAACTATGCCCCTCGCAGATTCTAAATTCATAAAAAAATTCATGATTGAAAATGAACCAAAACTAGATATGGTTCGAGTTGTTATTGCCCCGTCAGGAGAAAAGCTGTCTGTGAACGTCGGCTTCGGGGTTGACTTTTTTCGCCCTTTCTTCTGATTACCGGCAGAATCAAATAGATGAATATTATTACCTTTCCCAACTATTCAATATTTCTTATTCTGATTTTATGGGAATGCCAATATTTATTCGCAAATATATGTTGAATAAGTGGGTGGAAGAAAAAGATAAAAAATAATTCCACTTCTATTTATATTGTAAACAAATTGTATGGCCGATAATCCAAATTTGGAAGATGAAGCATTCAAGAAATTCCTTGGTGAATCAGCAGATATTATAGGTAACATTGGAAGAATCCAGGATGGTATTTCCGATATTAATAGAAGCTTTGGTGAAACCAGAACGCGTTACTTAGAATTCGCTGAAGTTGTATCGGACAACGTAGCGGATTTTGTAAGATTAGGGGGTCAAGCTAGTGACATCAGTGATACAATTGCAAAAATAGCTGAAGGTTCAAGAAGAAATGTTGTTGCTACAGGTGAAACTGTTAAAGAAATTTTTGCCACAGCTACATACCTTGGAACTTCAAGCGAAAAGCTCACTGAAAATTTTGCAATAATCGGAGTTGAAATGTCCGACATTGCTGAAACCACCAAAGAATCGATTGATTACATACAATCTTTGGGTTTAAATGCAAGAACAGTTATGGAATCCGTCTTAACAAGAATGGAAGACATGAACCGGTTTAACTTTGAAGGAGGGGTACTCGGATTTACTAAAATGGCGGCACAGGCTTCTATGTTACGTTTTGACATGGGACAAACCGTTAAATTTGCGGATGATGTAATGAATCCAGATGGGGCAATTAAAATGGCTGCGGCATTTCAAAGACTTGGTGTTGCTTCTGGGGATTTGGTGAACCCTTTTGTTTTAATGGATAAATCCATTAACGACCCCGGAGGTTTACAAGATTCGATAATTGAAATGTCCAAACAGTTCACATACTTTGATGAAGCCACGGGGAATTTTAGAATCAATCCAGGAAGTATTCGTCTTCTGAAAGAAATTGCCTCAGAAACAGGTCTTAGTTATGAAAATATGACAAAAACTGCTATAGCCGCTCAAGAAATGGATAGAAGACTTAGCCAAATTTCGTTTGGTATACAAGGAAGTGAAGAAGACAAAATGCTTGTAGCCAACATGGCCAAAATGGGTGATGATAGAAAATTTTATGTTGAATTTGAGGATGAAACAGGAAAAAAACAAACTCAAGCGTTAGAAAATTTATCACAAGCTCAGTTTGAGCAGATAAAATTACAACAAGCAAACAGGCCAAAAACCATGGAAGATTTGGCAAGAGCACAACTAGATACCGACAAATTAATAGAAAGAGGCATAGCAGCACTTCCAATGAGTTTAGGCTATGCACTTGCTGGTCAAACGGGTTTAGTACGAGGTATTGAAACTTTGAGAGACGGTTTCAAAGAATTTACCAATGAAGCCTATGGTGGTGAAAATCAAATTCCGGCAACTAAAGAATTTAGAGAAGCTTTTGAAGGTGTAGGTGATAAGCTTGGTGAAGTTGCAAATAATTTTATAATGGGTAATTCGACATTAGAAGAGGTTAAAAATGAGTTGCTTAATAGTGTTATGAACGAAAGCATTGATTTAAATATGGCAACAAGATTGAATAACGTAATAGAAAGTTTTAATAAAGTAACTGAGAGAGGGGAAAAATTTCAAAATGTTCTAGGTACAACTCCTGATAACAGATATCCAAGCTGGGAAGAACACCAAAGGCAACAAACCCAAAGAGGTCAAACTACAATTTCTGGACAAGTTGCTGTTGGAGGAACAATTAATATAAAGGTGGATTCCCCATCAAACTTAACAGAGCAACAAGTATTTAACATTTTTAACAACCCAGAAGTACAGACACAAATGTTTAAGATTATCAAAGGGATGTCAGAGGGACTAATCAAACCCTTAGAAAAAAAATAATAAACTTCTATTTATCAATAAAAAGTTATAATGGCAAGCCCACTAGATTTCCCTAGTTCAGAAGTTTTCAGAAAAAAACTTGTAGTAAGAAATTTAGTACCTTACAAAAAATCACCAAAAATACCAGACCCCCCTTATAACTACGAAACTATTCAAAGGGATTTGTCCCCAGTTGACACTGACGATTCCCTAATAGATACACCAATTCTTGCCAATTTACTTTATCCCTTAAACCAATACGGTGCTGAGGGAGGGTACAAACAAGTACCTTATATTGGCGCTTTACAGAACACAAATAGCAACGAAGGGGAGTATGGGTTCCAAGATGCTAATATTATTGATGAAGGGTTTTCTGCTGCTCAAGTAGGATTTCCAGGAATAGCTCCAGCATGGAAACCTCTTAATGCTTATGCTAGTACCGACCAGTTAACGGATTCAGCTGAATTTTTTGGTTCATTAGAAATTCTTACACAGAATAATGGTCGTTCCACAAATGCACAACCATATCCGAATTTTAATCCTTCATCCTATCCTCTAATTGGTATAATGTTAAATCCAGACCCGCAAGGTTCTGATGGATTATTATCGAGTGATTCGTTTTTGGCTAAACTAGGTGCCACATCACTTAGAAGGCAGATTGAATACAACATTGCACAGCAGATTAGAAACAACACTCGTGGGCGTGCTAATTTCTTGAATGTAAACGGGGGGGAAGACATTCTGGCGTTCATCAATGGTAGAGTACCTCTGTTAGAGCCAAACTGGAATATCACGGAGGGTTCAACCATTGTGGGTGCTGCTGCTGGTTTATTGAATAGAATTTCAGGTTCATACGCTCCTTTTTCTGTTATACCAGGAAACTATTTTGACTCACAAATAAACAGCAGAATACCAACAACCGGACAACAACTTGCTTCTGCATTTCTAGGGCCAAATGCCGCAGCAGGACTTGGGAGATTTTTTGCCAGATTAAATTCGCAATCAAATTTAAGGGGCTCAATATTATTTTTAGAAAATACTGGAGGGGGACAAAGGTCACAACTTTTTAAAAACATTGATTATAACCTTTACAAGCCAGGTTATGACAGACCAATTTTTGATAGAGTAGCTGGAGCTCTGCAAGGAAGAAATACCAATAATGGTGAATACTATATTGGTAGTGTCAAGTCAGAACCTAGTCAAGTATTTTCACCATCTGGAGATGTGCCCGTTGACCAGTTTGGACGTGAAATTCAAGCCCCAGTATATGGACCTCAAGAATTGGCTCAATTATATGAAGGTCCTGGCCAAGCCTTAAACCTCGGGGCCAATGGACCAACATATAGTAGTGGTGGTGATATTGTTGGAGGATTTACTTGGGTATCTCCAAAATTTAAAGGTAATGCTGGTAAATTTGTTGGACAGGGTGGTGACCCTGTTGCTGAAGACCCAGATTTTAGGCCGTCGGCTTACCAACCCACTGAATCAACTGAGTTTGAATTCAGACAGGGGTCTATTATGGACGATACCCAAAGGATTATTGATTCCCAACCAAGAGGTGGAAGAAGACTTCAACACGTGGGTAATGCCATTGACCAAGTATCTAAAGTTTTCAATGATGGATATAAAGAAATTACCAAGGGTTCAAAAGTAAAAAGATATGTTGGGGCAATAGGTGCCGAAGTTGGTGTAGAGTACTGCAGAATTTTTCAAAAAGATACTCCTTATTTGCAATATAATGATTTGCAAAAAGTTGATGGTATTACAACCGAAGGAAGAAGATTTTCTTATTCAATTTTCGACAAGACTTATAATTTAAACATTGCCCCAAACAAAAGAGAAGGTGGCCAGGATTCAACAAACATTATAGGCGGTCCAAATGGTTATGCGAAAAAATACATGTTTTCTCTTGAAAACCTTGCCTGGAGAACTTCAAATAGACCAGGTTATACTGTGGCTGATTTACCTGTTTGTGAAAGAGGCCCGAACGGAGGCCGAGTTATGTGGTTTCCACCATATGGTTTAACATTTAGTGAAAGTACTAGAGCAAGTTTTAAACAAACAGATTTTATCGGTAGACCAGAACCTGTATTTACCTATTCAAACAGTTCTCGTTCAGGTTCGTTGAGTTGGAAGATTGTTGTTGACCACCCATCAGTATTGAATATGTTAGTCAACAGAGTTCTTAATGATACCAACATTAGACAAAGAGCTGATGATATTTTGGATTCTTTTTTTGCTGGTTGTAGAAAATACGACTTATATGAGCTTGCTAGAAAATATTACACGGTCAACCCAAATGATATTTTTGAAATTCAACAAAGACTTCAGACAAAAAATGTACCTGGAGAAGATGTTGAATATTACGTAAGAACGATTCAAACTGGTGGTTTTAACACTACTGATGGTGGTACTCAAGGGGCTGGAGGCACCTCAGCGGCACAAAACGCAGGACTACCCACAGGATACGATTACCCGGCTATACAACAATACGGTTTATATTTTGATAATGACATTCCAAAACCAAGAATAACAGTTGATAATTTTTTAGTGTATTACAACAGTTATGTTACTAGTACAAATAAAGATTTTTACAAAACAAAGGCTGCAAAATTCAACCAAGCGGACCAAGTTAGTGCTTTTTTCACTCAGGTTGTTGAAGGTAACAAAAATAAAATTGAAGAAATGTTACTGAAATTGAGTGAAGATTTGGGTAACGACCCAAATGCCTCTTGTTTTATAGAACTCGAAAGCAGTGCTTCGAATCCTCAAACACCCGAATATAATAAGGAACTGTCTGTTAGACGAATGGAATCTGCTGTAAAATATATTTTGAGTATAGGCAATCTTAGTACTTATTACCCGAAACAATTAACCCTAAACACCGATTCAACCTTAGGTGAAAACGTCTCAGAATTGAAAGTGTCGCCTGTGGGGGAAAATGCTCAAACTTTTAATACTTTTGACTGTTCATCCTCGGAACAGGACCGATTGTCCAACGATGCACAAGTTTACACTGTTAACGCCATGGCGTGCAGAAGAACCATTATCAAAAGCATTAATTTTGTTTCGTCACCAGCACCAGTGGATGTTGATGTTCCAGAAGAAATACCATTTTTCGATGAACAAATTATTGAACAAAGAAGAGCAAAAAAACCTGTTACCGAGGTTGTTGAAGAGACCGTGTTTAGAGATAACATCACTAAGAGAGTTTTGAGAAGTTTGCTCTCTGAATGTGATTACTTTGAAGTTATCAAACAAGACACCCCGATGGTTTATGATAGTTTGAGAGAAAAACTCAAATTTTTCCATCCGGCCTTTCACTCAATAACACCAGAGGGATTGAATTCTAGATTAACTTTTTTGCAGCAATGCATGCGCCCAGGGGATACAATTCCTACAGTTCAAGTTGATAATCAAGGAGGAAGTACATTACAGTACAACAATGCTGTAAATACCTCTTTTGGCACCCCACCAGTATTAATCCTTAGAGTTGGTGATTTTTTCCACTCTAAAATAATACCGGACAACCTAAACATTACCTATGAAGATTTAGATTTAAATCCTGAAGGCATAGGTGTTCAACCAATGATAGCAAACATCACACTATCGTTTCAATTTGTGGGAGGCCAAGGTTTAAAAGAATCTGTTGATAAATTGCAAAACGCACTTTCGTTTAATTACTATGCTAACACAGAAATTTACGATGATAGAGCTGACGCCACCGATGATAGTTACAAAGTTATTGACCAACAATTCCTGGACCAACTGAACCTCAAAACCCCACCACCAACAATTAACCAGGCAACTAACACGCAACCGAAAAGTAATTTAGAGTTTATTGGTAAAGTGTTAACAACAACAAATACACCTAATGGAAATGTTGGGACAATACAATATAAAGATTATATGACTAGTGTTGTTGGGGAAACTCAAAACTATTTTGCAACTATCAATAATAAAATACGTGATTTAAATTTGCAGTACAATAACGCTGTAAGACAACAATTTAGTTTCAACAGGAGATACAGGGAAGGTCAAATGTTGGCTGACAATTTAGGGAACGGCGTACCTCTATTTGGTAAGCCATCAACATTCGAAAAAGATGTTAACGATGTATTTTCTGCTTTTATTGACGACATAGATAACAATTCAGAGGGTTACATTACATATTTGAATGAACAGGTAGGTTTTTTCTCTAACAAAACGATTAGAGTAATTAAAAATAATTACAAAGATTTTATTAACAGCTACAGAGGTGAATTCCAAAATGGCGCTACTAGCATTCTTCAAAACATTGTTGATGTTCAAACTTCGTATATTCAAACTCTATCAAGAGCAAATGTCCTCCTATTCAATGTAGACCCAACTCAAGGAACTGATGGATTCCAAAGAACTGATGGAAACGTAGTTGTTATTGACATTTCTGGTACAACAGAAGTTTCTCCAGCGTCCGCTGGAGTTAATAACACATTAGATGAATTAGTTTCAGATTTGGGTATTATAGTTTCAGCGTTAAATTCCTTTGAAATTGCAATTGAAAATGAGTATACCGCAAACATAAGTGGAAAATCCTATACCGGGTTCCTTGCTACAACGCCGAATGAAGAGCAAACAATAAAGACCAAAGTTTTTATACCATTTACTGAAAGTGATTTTTGGGAACCGGTATCAAACGCGCGCCAATACTTTATTTTATCTCAACAGGTTATTGATGAAAATAAGTATAACACTTTTAAAAACGCAATAATAGGAAATTTAAGGGATAATACCTCAGTTCTAGGAAACGTTACTTTCCAACAAGTTGAAGCAAGTTTTGACAATTATTGGAAAGGGCTTGCAAGGCCAGTATATCAATTAGAGAATGGTGCAACAAATGAATTTTTAACGGACTTTCAAACGTCAGAATTGAAAAACTTTTTAAATTTTACCCAAATTAATTTAAATAAGGAAAGAGTTTTCACTTATGAAACAAATTTACAACCTCAATCAGAACAAATAGAGCTTATAAAGAATTTAGGTAATAAAAATAACATTGATACTAATGTTACTTCATGGACAACATCTTTAGGTAATGTTATTATAGGTAAAGCACAACTTTTATAACAATGGCGTTTAATTATTACAATAGATATTCCCCTTTTCAAATAAATGGAGAAACAAGTGTGGTTCCATTTGTTGCACTGCCACCAAAACCCTCTGATAGAATTTTTGTTTATAAAGTTGGTAGAAGTAGATTGGACACCGTATCTCAAGAATATTATAATACACCTTTTTTTTCTTGGTTAATATTGCAAGCTAATCCACAATTTGGGGGATTGGAAAATAATATATTTGACGGGGCGGTATTGAATATTCCATATCCTTTGATAACTTCATTACAGGATTATAAACTAGCGGTGGAAAATTATTTTTATTATTATGGCAGATAGCATTTATGGTGAGAATTCTGGTAACATTTATGTTGAAGCAGATTATAGTAATATTATTTTAGTTGACCCGAATAAAACTACGCGTATTGGTCCAGGTGGTAAAGCTATTATTGAAGATAGAGTGGTTGACCACGAAAATCTTGTTATGTATGCTAATTTAGAAGCGTCAGTTTTACCAAGAACTAAACTTGCCATAGGAGGAAGTCCCCAAGATAATCTCAGAACAATATCAATCGCTTCAATAAATTTTTTGAAACCAAACGACGATGAATTTTTAAGCACCGGTTATTATGATGATTTGACTGGCTTAAATTCAAATCAAGGCAAAGCTAGAACGCAAAGATTTGAAAGTGTTGTCAGTAATAACCAAGAAGGTACAAAGTTTTATAAACAATTTACTGCAACAGATAATAGAGGCCGAGTAATTGATACTGGATTGTTAGGAATTACTAGTATTATAATTGAAACTTCACTTTCTTTTATACCGAAAGTGACAATAGAATTAGAAGATGTGCAAGGTAAAGCTTTGTTCGAATCTGGAGACCAGTCACCATATGCTGCATTCTTCAATTTACCTTATCCCCCTTTTTATTTGACAGTTAAAGGATGGTATGGACAAGCAATCAGATACCAACTTAATTTACAGAAATTCACAGCAAGGTTTAATACGTTCAGTGGTAATTACCAAGTATCTCTAACGTTTTTTGGGTATAAATACAACATCTTGAATGAACTCTCAATTGGGCACTTGATTGCAACACCGCACATGTACAGTAAAACTTTTAATATAACCCAGAGTGATATCAGTTTACAAAATAGTGTGGTGGTAAACCAAACTCTTCAAGAAGGAAACCTTATTGGAGATTCAACGATTTCAGATTCAGAAACAAGTATTGAAACCGTTTCTGAAAAAGGATATCAAAAAATTAAAGAATTGTATGCTGAATACAAACAAAAAGGTTTAATTCCTATAGATTTTCCTGAGTTGACTGTTGCTGAAATGGCATACAAACTACAACATTTAGAGCAGGATATATTAAATGAATTTAAAAACAAAGCAGATTTACAACCATTAACAGACGCAACAACTTATGGTAAGTACCTTAAAGATTATTTTGAAAAAATAAGGGGGCAACAAAATTCTTGGTATATTAAGTATATTAACCCAAATCCCTTTATTCTGAAAAATGGTACTGTAGTGTTTGCTTTTAAAACGGAATTAGACCCACAACAAAGAGAACAAGCCCTAACAGAACTGAGGGCAGAAATATTAAGCTTCAATAATAGATTGAATGAAAATAGAACTTTCGGGGCTGTAAGAGGGGAAAAGAATTTTAAGATAGACAATTCAATAACCATTAATTCGATTGTAACCTCAATTGACCCAAGTCAATTAGATTTTTCTCTCACATTGAGACAACAGCTTGGAGTATTAAATCCAACATCTGGTCAAACAAATACCTTCATTAATCAAATTTTAAAGCAACAATTTAACATTACAGTTGAGATTACCCCAGAGGGTATAAAGGAAGTTAAAAAACCATTTTTTGTTTTTGACGGAACTGGAAGATTTGATAATCTCTTAAAAGTAATGCAATCAGATTTGGACAACAAAGTTTCTTCAATAGAAACTGAAATTAGTACTAGATTAGCAGAACAGATAGCATCCACCAGCGGACTTGGGTTTGTCCCAACGGTCAGGAATGTAATGGCGGTCATCTTTGCTTCGACAGAAGCTTTCATTAGATTAATGGACGAAGTGCATACTAAAGCATGGGAAGTTCGCACTGACCCAATCAGAAAAAATGTTATATTTGACAATTCAACAACGGTATTAAATTCTGACAATGTAAGAAATGTTCAGTACGGTGCGAATGCATCGGACGCAGCAAGAAATTCAGAAGAACCTGTTTACCCATGGCCACAAGTATTTGTTGAAAATGCAATAACACCAACCACAAGCACTACAAATAACTTTACACCAACAAAAGGGAGGTATGAATTAGCTTATCCTGGAGACCCATCTATTGTTTCGAAAACAAAAGGATATTTGTATGACAAGTGGCCCGAGGTAGAATTTGTTGAAGAATACCTCAGAGGGGTTGCACAAAAATTCCAACCACCGGTTGCTCAACCTCCAAAGGCAAATGATGGGCAAATTACTTCTGTTTTGAATATAAATGCAATTGAATTTCCGTATGTTAACTTTGCCTATCTTAATAAAGAAGAAGTAAAATACTTTTATGAGATATACGAACGAAGTTTAATATATTCGAGATATTCTGGATTTGTCAGAGCGGTAAATTCACCATTGGAAACTGGTATCACGGAACTCATTGCAAATGTTGAATCAAATAATATTGTTTCCAGTTTAGGAATTAGTTCACCTTACCTTATATTAAAATTAAAAAATTTCCCGGTAAGTGCTGGTAATTATATCACATTTTTGCAAGGTATTTCTAACGATGGTACAGGTAGAGATTGGAATAATTTCGTTAGAGACTATTATGTTACCACATATCTTAGGGATGAAATAGAAAATAGCGCTTCCATTTTACCCATGGAATCACTTTCAACTTCAATACAAACACAAAACTTTTCTTTACCTCAATTACAATATTTAAAACAATTTTTGGATACCACCAACACCAATATTCCACAAATTACTGATACATATCCATTCACCGATGAATTGTGGAACGCCACTTATCTTAATGGTTTTACTTTTACTGGCGACCAAAATCGAGTATTTAATACGACCCGCACTTATAAACTATTTGAGCCAAAAAACTTAATTACAAACTTTACTGACCTAAATAACAAAACCCAAATAAGACCTGTTACAACTTTTTCATACTTAGAAGTTACAACACCAAACCCTGCTGGCGACATAGAGGATTTTTATATTGGTAGAAGTGCATCCGAATTACTACCAACTGAGGGTTATGTGGAAAGAGGTTCCCCAAATGTTTTGAATAGTACAACGTCAATGTTGAATACTCCATTTTTTGTAAATGCAATACAATATGGAGTAGAAAACCAAAAAAATTCAATTCAAGCGCCTTACAAACAGGCCGCATTTTTATTTTTGAATTCTTTACCTTTAGCAACATTAAAAGAACGGTACAAAACACTGAACTCGGCAAATCCTCTAGATTATATCTTTGCAAGTATGAAAAAACTTGGGGCGGTACATAGACTTCCTTATGTTTGGATTTTAAAATATGGTTCGATTTGGCATCGATACAAAGAATTTGTCAATACTGGCCAAGACATTCTGGGACCTATTTGGTCAAACTATGACTACATTAATAACTATGACCCGGTAAATGGTGATACAGGTAAAAGTTATGTTTTAAATGGTGTGGGTACAATTACATTACAAGAGCAAGAATTGGATGTTAGTTCACAATATGATGAACTACAAATAGGTTTTTATCCCAAAACAATTAATGATTTTAATTATTTTTTAAACGGTTCCGATTTATGGACAAACTATTCTGATAGCGAAATAAATCAATCAATAGCACAAGGTTTTAAAATTCAAAACTTGTCTCAATCCAATATCTTTACATCAACGGTAGATACAACAGGTTTAGATAGGATAATAAATATTAACACTTACAGTTGTTTGGTTCCAGACACCATTGAAGCGAGTGACCCTAATCAAACAGTTTGCAACAATCCGCCTTCTACACCACAAACTAACTATTATGTTTTACCTTCATTTGGTACTACAGAAAACGAAATGAGAGAAGCTCTATTTAATAGCGCAGGAACTTTGACTGGTGAATTGTTTAACAACCCAGCAATATTCAACGGTTCTGTAAGAACTTTTTGGAAAATGCCTAACTATGGTTATTTGGATATAAATAATATAGAAAGACCTGATTATGATGCCTATTTAAATTTAATTCCAAGAGCGGGCGCAGTTGCACCTTTCAAATTAATTTTACCCGCAAACTCCGTTTCAGTAGTCGATAACTATTCCAAAATAGATGATTTACTTTCAACTTTCGAAAAGAAAGTTTTAGATTTATTTGAAAGAGAATTTTTGAAATTTTCACAATCAATCTTAAATTTTGACCCCCAGGTTGGAGATGATGATTTTATAATAGACAATTCAAGAGCTGAAAGTAGAACACAGAATATTCAAAACAATACGAATAACAATTCCTATAGAAATTTCCAACTCCTATTCCGAGAGTTGATGAGCGTGCCGTTGCCTTCAACATTTGCGACACAAGAAGATTTATTTAAACAAGTAATTGAAGGGCAATTTTCTAAGTCAATTAGTGAAATTCAAAATTTAATGAATTATGACGTTGCTTTGAGATTAGGTAATCCAACGCAATACAAAAGAAGAGAAACTGATTCATATTTAAGATACGTTTTGGGGACCGGTAATGTAATCGACCCAATACCTTTCGGGCCTTACATTCCAAACACTTTACCTACGCAAGGGGGTTCTATAACCCTTTTGGAATCTGAACTAAATAATTTGGATGCTTGGAGGGCATTAAGAACAAATGTAGGGTTTTCCACAATACCAGAACTTACTTATAGCAACAGTGGTTCATACATTACTGATTTCTTCATTGATAATAACATTGCTTTTACACAACAAAATGTGGAGTTTTTGGCTCCTGTAATAAAAATGTATGCAACCCAAAAACTCGAAGATTCGGAAATAACAAACTTTTTATTTGCAAATTCTTTACAGAATTATTTAGCTTTGACAAATGATGTGCAAAACACCTGTTTAAACAATACATTAACTATTGTTAGGAAAGATTTACCAAATATTACCGAACTTCCAGAAAAAACAATCCAAAGTCAATTTGATTCAAAACAAAGTAAAGTTGAATTGTATGAAATGTTTAAAGCGTTAAATGATAAATGGATTTCTGGTTCTGATTTTACAAATCAAACTTTATTTGAGGACATTTTATTTTTAGACCGAGCTTCACGAAATATTGGAGACAAGATAATTTTAGACATATTCAACTTACAAAGGTTAGTCAATCCAGAAAGTTTGAATTATAATATGAGTGTTTTTGTTTTAATAAGTGGTATTTTAACAGAAAACCATTTTTCTGTGATGCCAATGCCTGCTTATGTCAATTTTTACAACGTTCAACAAGTTTCTGCTTCAGCCCAACCTAACATAGAGCCAGGTGCTTCATTTGCTAACAGTATGTGGGGAACATTTTTAAATGTTGACTACAGAAATTCCGGTCCGAAACTAGTTTGTTTTTATTCTGAAAGACCCTCAACTTATCTAGATTTAAGAGGTGAAGCTAAAAATTATTTATTTAGAAGTGATGCTTTTGACTTACGTGAAGAAACTTTAAATCCATTAATTGAAGACCAAACTAACAAACAAGATTGGTCCGTGTCTAACAGGGTTGTAGGTTTCAACGTTGATATTGGGATAAGAAATCAAAATGTGTTCTATTCTTTCAGTGTTACGCAGGATACTGGTAAAGCCACTTCCGAATCTATCCAACAGATAAATTTGATGGCTGCTAGCGCTTCAGGAAGAAACACTTCTACTCAAAACGTATCTTTGTATAACATTTATAAAAACATGAGTTATCAATGTGAGGTGATTTCTTTTGGTAATGCTTTAATTCAGCCTACCATGTATTTCAATTTAAGACATGTACCATTGTTCAATGGTTCGTATATGATTACAGAGGTTCAACACACCATTTCCCCAGGTACATTTCAAACAAAATTTAACGGAATACGTCAAAGTGTTTTTACATTGCCGTATTTGGAAGGATATCTGCAAAGCATCAATAAGAATTTAGTCACAAAACTCCTTGCAGCTAGTAAACAATCTAGAGACATTTCTAGAGGTACTACAACAACTACAACCCAAGGAAATAATGCCAATCTATCGACAGATACACAAACCAGTGTTGCCACACAAAATTCTTGTGTATCCAAAGTATTAGAAGAACCTTATCTAAATACATTAGGTTATGACTCTATTGCTGGTCAAACTACATCAATTAATAGTACTGGATTTCTTTCTTTCTTAAATCAATCAACAGACGATGAAAATATTAAATTTATAATATTTGTTCTATCCTTCGCATCAACCGGGGTCAATAATAGATTTGAGTCAGTAAATAACAACTATGGAAAAATTACTTTGAATTATGATTATGGTGCCACGGCGGATTTGTATTTTACTAGAAACTATGTTTGTAGAACAATGAAAACACTGAATACAACAGATGTTTCAATGCCTTTTGCTGTGTTCAATAATGTTTTAAGTTATATTAATTTTGTAAGGGACCGAGTAACCAATAGTATTGGTGAAATTAGAAGGAAAAGTATCGAAACATACTTTTTACAAAATTGGCCATACCCAAGAGGAACCTCTCAGACAACAAATTCACAATTAAAAACAAATTTGACTAATGCGGTAATATTAGCAAAACAACTTGGTTTAAATACAGATATTACTGTACTCACACCTATATCTACACCAACTCCCCTACCGAATAATCAAAACTTGATTAATACTGTGACGCCAACTTGTACCTAATATAAATTTCAATATATTTATTAAGAAAATACTAACATGAATATCAATTCATTATTGAACCAATATCTTGGAAAGAACACAAGAATTTCTGAAAAAGATAATGGTGATGGAACTAAGCAAGTTTGTGATTTAGACACAGGAGATTGTTATACTGTCAGAGAGCGAGATGGTCTTATCGAAAGAGCTGGACACGATATTACTGCGAACAGAAGAGTTCGTGTCGAAACGCCAAATGGAATTAAACAACTTTTAAACGGGTAATCCTATGAGCATTGAAAAAAAAATATTGAAAGAGATTGAGAGACATCACAAAATCAATAATTATATTAAAGAACAAACTACACCCTTAGTTCCGGGATTACCCGAACCGGAAGCACCCGCTGCGGCACCCGCTACGGCATTAACACCTGAATTACCACAAGGAACTCCACAAAAAATTGACTTAGCGGTAGACACCGAAGTCGAAAAAATTGGTGATTCAGCAGCAACTGGTGAAAGTGGTACTGAAGAGTTAGACGTTACAGAACTTGTTACCACTCAGAAAAATATCGAAAGTAAACAAGAAGAATATTTTCAAAATCTTTTTGGTTATCTTCAAAATTTGGAATCAAAATTGTCCGAGATGGATAATTTAGTGAACAAATTAAACGACCTTGAATCACAAATTGAAAAGTTTAGACCTAAATCTGCAGAAGAAAAGTTAGCATTAAGAACCTTAGATTCAGGACCGTTCAACAAAAAGCTATCAGATTTTTTTGATGACAAAAAGGACGATTGGGAAAAATCCGGTAAACACGAATACATTTTGACATCAGATGAAGTTGAAGATATAAGTCCAGCCGAAATTAAAAAAACATTTCAGCTAAGTAATAATAATCAATTACCTAACAGGTTTTGATTTATAATCATTTTATACTATAATTGAGGTTGTGGCAACACAACCTTTTTTATTATTTGACAAATTGAAATCTATTTTCTATATTTTAAACACTAACTTAAATTAATTTTCTATGAGTTCATTAGACGCAGTACTTGCACAGTACGAAAAAAACCAACAATCTGGTGGTGGTAACTTTGGTAAAATGTCTCAGGACGAGCGCATGAAGAAATACTTCGCGCTCATTCTTGATGACAAATCAAATTCCGGCACCCGTCGTGTCCGCATCCTTCCTACTTCGGATGGAAGCTCTCCTTTTAAGGAGGCGTGGTATCACGAAATCCAAGTGGGTGGTAAATGGCAAAAATTTTACGACCCAGGAAAGAACGACAACGAACGTTCTCCTTTAAATGAAGTTTATGAAGAACTTATGTCCACTGGTAAAGAGTCGGACAAAGAGCTTGCTAAGCAATACAAGTCTCGTAAGTTTTACATTGTTAAGGTTATCGACCGAGACCACGAAGAAGACGGTGTTAAATTTTGGCGATTTAAACACAATTACAAGAACGAAGGTATTCTTGACAAGGTTATTCCTATCTGGCGTAACAAAGGTGATATTACTGACCCAGAAAAAGGTCGTGACCTAATTATTGAATTAGGTAAGCAAAAAACGCCAAAAGGAGCTGTTTATACAACAGTATCAACCATTATGTATGAAGACCCAACAGCAATCCATCAGGATAAAGCAACTATGGATGAATGGTTAAAGGATGAATTGGGATGGCAAGATGTCTATTCCAAGAAACCAGTCGAGTACCTTGAAGCAATTGCACGAGGTGAGACCCCACGTTGGGATAGTGACAAGGGTGGTTATGTTTACAGTAATGATGAAGTGTCCACAGAAACTTTTGGCGGGTCATCCTCATCAAACTACCAGGACCCACAAGAAAATGCAACACCAGACGAGGATTTACCATTTTAATTTAAGTTAGTTGGGTGGGGGAAACCCCACCCTTTTAATTATTTAACTTATGACAAAAGAAACAAGACAAAAAACAATTGACAGTCTCAAAAAAAAGTATGAGGCTCAGATTTTAGAGGCGGAAGCAACATTAATGATTTATCTTGAAAATGCTGCTGGTATTGGAGAACACCCACAGATGTTAGAGGAAATGGATAACATGGTGGAAAAGTTGGCAAATGCTAGTGACAAACTACAAGTATTAACAGAATTTTGGAAATATAATGGCAATCAAGAAAGCAACTGATTTCTCTTCTTTTAAGAAGAAATATTCAACATCCGCAAAATATAAACCCCAAAGATTTTTTGACCTGGGGACAGAGTTCCTAGATGCGGTTGGCTTACCAGGGCCAGCTATTGGGCACATCAATATGTTCCTTGGGCACTCTGACACTGGTAAAACAACGGCTCTTATAAAAGCAGCTGTTGATGCTCAAAAAAAAGAAATACTTCCAGTTTTTATTATTACTGAACAAAAATGGAGCTTTGAACATTCCCGTTTGATGGGCTTCCAATGTGAGGAAGCTGTTGATGAAGAAACAGGTGAAATTGATTGGGATGGTTTTTTTATTTTTAACAACAACTTCGATTACATTGAACAAATCACGGATTATATTAATTCTCTTCTGGATGCTCAAGAAAAAGGTGAATTGGAATATGATTTGCTCTTTCTTTGGGACTCAGTTGGTTCAGTTCCCTGTAAGATGACTTATGAAGGAAAAGGGGGAAAACAACATAACGCCGCAGTTTTAGCCGACAAAATTGGTATGGGTATCAATCAAAGAATTTCAGGTTCACGAAAAGCTGAATCGAAATTCGAAAATACTTTAGTTATTGTAAACCAACCTTGGGTTGAACTACCAGATAATGCATATGGGCAACCTAAAATCAAAGCTAAAGGCGGCGAAGCTATTTGGTTGAACTCTTCCCTTGTGTTTTTGTTCGGAAATCAGAAAGGTGCTGGTACAACCAAAATTACGGCAACCAAAGATAAGCGTACGGTTAAGTTCGCGAGTCGAACTAAAGTTTCAGTAATGAAAAACCACATCAATGGTCTGGGGTATGAAGATGGTAAAATCATTGTAACACCACATGGATTTCTTGCGGGTAAAGATACTACTGAAGAAAAAACATCGATTGAAACTTACAAGAAAGAATATTCTGATTACTGGAAGGAAATCATTGGTAGTGATGGTGACTTCACTTTGAAGGAAGAAAAAGACCCAGAGAGCTTCTAATGATGCTTAATGAGTTCGTTAGTGAATGACTAATGGTGTGGCTGGAAATACCAGCCAACCATTTCATTTTTTGTATAACATTTGAAAAAAAAAATAATTGAAAACTCTATTAGTAGATGGAGATAATTTATTCAAAATCGGATTCCATGGAGTTCGAGAACTATTTGTTGCCGGTAATCACATTGGGGGCATCTATCACTTTCTTAACACCCTTAGAAAACAACTCGTGGACAACGAGTACGACAAAGTCGTTGTGTTTTGGGATGGAAAACATAACTCCCAAACTCGACGTAATTTATATCCAGCATATAAATTAAACCGTAATAATAATATGACGGAGGAGAAACTCGAGTCATATTTTTTTCAAAAAAACAGGGTAAAACAATATCTAGAAGAAATTTTTGTTAGACAAATAGAAATCGATGGTAATGAGTCAGACGATTTGATAGCATATTACTGTCAAATATCTACGGATGAACATAAAATGATTTTTTCATCTGATAAAGATTTACTTCAGTTAATTGATGAAACTACTTCCGTTTATTCCCCTCTACAAAAGTTCATTTATCAAAATGGTGATTTAGTGAAATTTGGTAATTTTTACATTCCACACCAAAATATTCTTGTGGCAAAAATTTTTTTGGGAGACCAAAGTGATAATATCCAAGGGATTAAACAACTAGGTGAAAAAACTTTTATGAAAGTTTTTCCCGAGGTACTTGAAAAACCCATTTCTATTGATGATATTTTAACAAGAACAAAAAACTTGTCGATGGAAAACCCTAAACAAAAAGTTCTACAAAATATTTTAGATGGTTTAACGAAAAATGGTAAATTAGAAAATGAGTATTACTTAGTAAATCAAAAATTGATGGACTTGAAACTTCCATTGATTGATGAAGAATCCAAAAAAATTGTTACACAATATTACTCAGAGTCTCTTGACCCAGAAGGTAGGGAAACAAAGAAAGTAATTGAAATGATGATGGAAGATGGCTTCTTCAAATTTCTCCCCAAAACCGACGAATCGTTCGTTGAATTTTTAAAACCTTTTTTAAAATTAACAAGAAAAGAAAAACGACAATTTAAAAAAAATAATTAATTATGAAAGAAGAAACTCTTTTTAAGATGGAATTCCTTTTGACGTTGAATGAAAATATTGTAGTGCAACGTTTTTTCAATGTCCGCAATTACAACTCACAAGCAGCTCGCTCAGCCGACCTTGCCTTTTTTATGAAGCAAGTTGAAGATGATTTTATCTCTGATTTAAAAATGAAAACAGTGATGTACATGATGGACAATCAGGAAGCTATTTATCTTGACCCTGAGGTGTTAAACACATCAAATACTGACGAAGCGGAATACTTTAATATGTATGTCAAAGTGGCAGACGAAAAAATCTTTCATCGAATTTTTGATGCAAAAATATACCCACCAAAAGTTAGATACACTGTAGATGTACGTCCCAGCTTGAAAAACATTCTGAAAGGACTGACTGACATTTTTTCAGCAGAATATTTGTCTTTCGAGTACATGGAATACGACCTATCTCGGTAATATTTACTGAATACATTACAATTATATGACTAAAAATTTTGACTATCTAGGAAATACATTTCAACTTCAACTATTAAATCAATTAATCTTAGATAAAGAATTTGCTCAGTCCATTATTGATGTTTTAGAACCATCTTATTTTGATAACAAGTATTTTAAACTTGTGATTCAAATGGTAAGAGAATATTATTCAAAATATCAATCTACACCCACCTATGATACACTTGACCAAATTGCCAAAGCGGAGATAAGTCAAGAACTAGCCCTTAAGATTGTCTTGGACACTCTTAAGCAAATCCAAGAAGCTCCATTTGAAGGTGGGGTTTTTGTTCAAGAAAAGGCATTAAAATTTTGTAAGCAACAAGAATTACAAAAAGCCATGGACAAGGCACAAAAAATTATCACTAATGGTGATTTTGAGTCTTACGACCAGGTTGAAGGGATGGTTCGAGAAGCACTACAAGTGGGTGAAAGAGAATCTGGTGTCTTGGACGTATTTAATGGCCTGGATGACGTTTTAAATGATGATTACAGACACCCAATACCAATGGGTGTTGATGGTATTGACAGACTTCTTAAAGGTGGCCTTGCCAAAGGTGAAATCGGGGTTATACTTGCACCAACCGGTGTTGGTAAAACAACACTGATGACAAAGATTGCAAACTCTGCATTTAATTTGGGTTACAATGTACTTCAGATTTTTTTCGAGGACAATCCCAAAATCATTCAACGTAAACACTTTACAATTTGGACAGGCATTGAACCGGATAATCTCTCTTCAAGAAAAGAAGAGGTTATGGAAAAAGTTGGCGCAATCCAAAATACAATGCCTAATAAGTTGATTTTGAAAAAGCTGCCATCAGACACAATGACCATGGCACAAATAAAAAATCAAGTTCGTAAAATGATTGCGGATGGTACAAAAATTGACATGATTACTTTAGATTATATTGATTGTGTTGTACCTGAAAACACTAAAAATGACGAATGGAAAGCTGAAGGTTCTGTAATGAGACACTTTGAGGCAATGTGTCATGAACTTGAAATTGCTGGATGGACAGCAACTCAAGGTAATCGGTCATCTATTTCATCTGAGGTTGTTACAACAGACCAAATGGGTGGCTCAATCAAAAAAGCACAAGTTGGTCACGTAATTATTTCTGTTGCAAAAACTATGCAACAAAAAGAAATGAAGCTTGCAACCATAGCAATCACTAAATCTCGTTTGGGACAAGATGGTGTTGTTTTTGAAAACTGCAAATTTGACAATGAGTTATTGATTATTGACACAGAGTCATCAGTAACATTCTTAGGTTTTGAAGAACAACAAGAGCAACGTAAGAGTGATAGAGTAAAAGAATTATTTGAAAAACGTAAACAGAGAGAACAAAACTCAAATCTTTAAAAATCTTGATGTTATGATATTAAAATATTCAATTACAAAACTTAAATTTGTCTGCCGCTACTAATTATTTAAACTATGGAAAATCAAGAAACACAATCATTTAATGAACAACGTTTCGTTATTAAACGAAGCGGCGATAAAGTTCCTTTTGAAGAAGAAAAAATTAAAAACGCAATTATCAAAGCTATGCGTGGCATCAACAAAGTTGATGTTGAAATGGCTGAAAAGATTGCAAGAATTACTAAGAAGGGTATCTTCAGGAATAATAAAATTGGGGTACCACATGTCGATGAAATTCATGACATGGTGGAAAACAAATTAATGGATAATGCTTTGAATGATGTTGCTAAAGAATATATCATTTATCGCTCAAAGCACCAACCTAATATCTTCATGAAGAGAACTAATCTCAAACCCTACGAGTACCCAGCACTTGTGGAATATGTTGACGCTATCCGTCATTCCTATTGGGTTCATACTGAGTTTAATTTCACTTCTGACATTCAGGATTTTATGGTACACTTAAATGAAAAGGAGAAGATGGCGGTACAACGTGCAATGCTTGCTATTTCGCAAATTGAGATTGCTGTTAAAACGTTCTGGGGTGATATCTACAAGAGATTGCCTAAACCAGAAATTGGAAGTGTTGGTGCAACCTTTGCAGAATCTGAGGTGCGACACGCTGATGCATACTCACACCTTTTGCAGTTATTGGGATTGAATGGGGAATTTGAAAATTTACTTGAAGTTCCTGCAATCCGTAGACGAATCAAATATTTGGAAAAATCAATTTATAATTCAAAGTCAGTGGAAAACCAAGATTACTTTGAATCGGTGGTGTTGTTTTCGATGTTTGTGGAGAACGTATCACTCTTCTCGCAATTCCTAGTAATCATGTCTTTTAACAAACATAAAAACGTTTTGAAAGGCATTAGTAACGCAGTTGAAGCAACTTCTAAGGAAGAAAACATTCACGCTGAATTTGGATTTGACTTAGTTAACCTAATCAAAAAGGAAAACCCAACCTGGTGGACTCCTGAGTTAGTTGAAGATTTAATTCTAGCGACTAAGGAAGCTTTTGAGGCTGAATCAGAAATTGTTGAATGGATTTTTGAAAAGGGTGATTTGGATTTTCTTACAAAAGCACAAACAATAGAATTCATTAAACACCGTTTTAACATTTCATTGAACTCAATTGACATCGATAATATTTTTGAAGTCAATGAAAAACTTTTAGAAACTACCGAATGGTTTGATGATGAAATTCTAACAACAAAGCATACAGATTTCTTTAACAAGCGCAGTATAAATTACAGCAAAAAGTCAAAATCAATTACACTTAACGATTTATTTTAATTTAAAAACAACGACAATAACAATATGGAAAATAGAGAACCTTTTGACTGGATTAATGATGAGTCAATTACATTTCTTCGTCGAGGATATTTGAGTGAAGGAGAAGACTCTTTAGAACGGATTAGAACAATTGCTGAACACGCTGAAAAGCTTTTAGGTATTGAAGGATTTGCGGATAAATTTTACGATTATATGGGTAAAGGGTGGTACTCACTTTCTTCACCGGTGTGGGCGAACTTTGGAAAAAAGCGTGGATTACCCGTTAGTTGTTTTGGTTCAAATATTGGTGACAATATTGAGTCAATTCTTTACACTCAAGCGGAGGTCGGTGAGATGAGTAAAATGGGTGGTGGAACTTCAGGTTACTTTGGAAACATTCGTGGCCGTGGTGCTGAAATTACAGACAACGGACACGCACCAGGTTCAGTACACTTTATGAACTTGTTCCAAAGTGTTGTGGACAACATTTCTCAGGGTTCAACACGTCGCGGTAGATTTTCACCATACCTTCCAGTTGAACATCCAGACATTATGGAATTTTTGGAAATAGGTACTGAAGGATTTCCTATTCAGGATTTAACCCATGCAGTAACAGTTTCTGACCAGTTTATGGAGGAAATGATTGCTGGTGATAAAAAGAAACGAGCTATCTGGGCTAAAGTTATCCAACGTAGAGGAGAAATCGGCTATCCATATATTATGTTTGCTGACACAATGAACAAAAAGTCGCCTGAGGTTTATCAGGAAAAAGGAATGAAGATTTATAATTCAAATTTATGCTCAGAGATTGCACTTCACAATTCGGAGGAGGAATCTTTTGTATGTGTTTTATCTTCAATGAATGTTTTGCATTACGACGAATGGAAAGATACTGATGCTGTAGAGATGATGATTTATTTCTTGGACGCTGTAGTAACAGAATTTATTGAAAAGATTGATACTATTAGAAATAATGGGACAATTGAAGGACAACGTGCTTTTTTCTATTTAGAAAAAGCTTACAACTTTGCTAAAAAACAGCGTGCGCTTGGTTTGGGAGTTTTAGGTTGGCATTCTTTATTGCAATCGAAAGGTTTACCCTTTGATTGTCGTGACACTGCTAAATTGAATATTGAAGTATTCAAACTTATCAAGGAAAAATCATACAAGGCTTCAGCTGAATTAGCCAACATGTTTGGCGAACCAGAAACTTTAGTTGGTTATGGTCGTAGAAATGTCACTTTAAACGCAATTGCTCCAACAACATCATCTGCATTTATTTTAGGACAAGTATCACAATCAATCGAACCAATTTGGTCAAATTGTTATGTGAAAGACGTAGCTAAAATTAAAGTTACTATCAAAAATCCCGTGTTGAAAAAACTACTCGCTAACTTGGGTAAAGACACTAAGTCAACTTGGGATAGTATTAAAAAGAATGATGGCTCAGTTCAACATTTGGAGTTTTTAACTGATGAACAAAAAGAAGTTTTTAGAACATTTGCTGAAATTAATCAATCCGCAATTATTAACCAGGCAGCTATCAGACAAGATTTTATCGACCAAGCCCAGTCTTTAAATCTTATGATTTCACCGGATTTGCCCACTAAAGCTGTTAATAAACTCTTGGTAGACGCATGGCAGTTAGGAGTCAAAACTCTTTATTATCAACATTCTATGAATTCGGCTCAGGCATTTGCTAGAAAAAAATTGAATTTGAATGATTTGCATTGTGCATCATGTGAGGCGTGATTTAACGTTAAAACGGAAATTAATAAAAACCCTGACAAATAATTTGTTGGGGTTTTTACATTTCTTATAAAAATTTTCAAGGTATATTTATGGTATATGGCTGAAGGTGTCACATATGGTTTAGCATTTCCATTTGAAAATTCCAGTAGGGGTGATTTTCTTTTATTAACTGAAACTCAGTTTGCTCAAATTCGAAGTGATTTAATTCATTTATTACTTACCAGAAAAGGTTCTAGATATTACTTGCCAACTTTTGGAACTAGATTATATGAATTTTTATTTGAACCTTTTGACGGGTTAACTTTTGATGCGATTGAAGCAGATATTAGAGACTCCGTACAACAATTTATGCCTAATCTTTTAATAAATAATATAACCATCGAACCCGCAGACCCCTCTGAAGAAGTACCGTTGGCTAGAGGTGAAAGTATTCCTGGTCAGGCAAAAGACAATGTCTTTAGAGTGCCTGGTAAAGGCACGTCAGAATACACCGCAAAAGTGAGAATTGACTATGCTGTAGATAATAACACTTTTGCCCAAAGTGATTTTGTCATTTTGAATATTTAAAATATATGGCTAACAATAGAATATCTTATACTGCTAGGGATTACGAAAGTATTAGAATTGAATTACAAAATTATGTCAGAACTTATTATCCTGAATTAATCCAGGATTTTAATGATGCCTCGGTGTTTTCAGTTTTTCTTGATTTGAATGCTGCAATTGCAGACAACCTTCATTATAATATTGACAGAAGTATACAAGAAACTGTTCTACAATATGCTCAGCAAAGGTCTTCAATTTATAATATAGCCCGAACCTACGGTCTAAAAGTACCCGGACAACGCCCTTCAGTAGCATTGGTTGATTATTCAATTACTGTCCCTGCGTTTGGAGACAAAGAAGATGAAAGATATTTGGGTATTTTGACTAGGGGTTCCCAAGTTTTCGGTGCGGGTATTGCATTTGAAAATCAAAACGATGTTGATTTTGCATCGCCATATAATAGCTCGGGATTTCCAAATAGAACAAAAATACCAAACTTTGATGCTAATGGTAATTTAATTAACTATACAATTACTAAAAGAGAATTGGTAGTGAATGGAATTACTAAAGTTTTCAAAAGGGTAGTTAATCCTAGTGATGTAAGACCTTTTTTTGATTTGTTTTTACCTGAAAAAAATGTTCTTGGGATTACTAGTGTTTTGTTGAAATCGGGTACTAATTATACAAACGTTCCTACAGCATCAGAATTCTTGGGCTTAGAAAACAGATGGCTCGAGGTTGATGCGTTAGCTGAAGACCGCGTTTTTATAGAGGACCCAACTAAAGTATCTGACCAACCAGGTATTAAAGTTGGTAGATACATTCAAACAAACAGTCGTTTTATAACTGAATTTACCCCGGAGGGTTTTTTAAAAATGACATTTGGTGGAGGAACAACATCTGCACAAGACCAACTCAATGCTTTTACCAATTTAGGTGTTCCTGTGAATCTACAATCTTTGAGTAATAATTTTTCTTTAGGGTCAACATTATCTCCAAATTCAACATTATTCATACAATACAGAATAGGTGGGGGACTTGCAACTAACATTGGAACCAATGTTATTAATCAGATTGGAACAGTTTCATTCTTTGTAAATGGCCCATCCCAAACAATTAACTCTGCCGTAATCAACTCTTTGAGATGCAACAACCCAACAGCGGCTATTGGCGGTTCAAACGTTCCCACAACAGAAGAAGTAAGAAATTATGTTAGCTTCAATTTTTCAGCACAGAAAAGAGCTGTCACCGTTAACGACTATGAATCTCTTTTAAGAAACATGCCAAGTCAATTTGGTGCTCCAGCAAAAGTTTCTATTACTGAAAATAACAATAAAATTCTTATAAACTTGTTGTCGTTTGACACCTCTGGTAAACTTACAAATATTGTATCCAATACGTTAAAACAAAATGTTGCTAACTACCTTTCAAATTATCGCATGATAAATGACTACATTCAAGTAACCACAGCAAACGTAATTGACTTAGGTGTAGATGTTTCAGTAGTACTTGATGCAACCCAAAACTCTGGACAAGTTGTTTCAGAGATTGTTAATAGAATTTCTGAATACTTTAATCCAATCGTAAGGGAATTAGGTCAAAACGTTTATCTGTCACAATTAAGAAGCATAGTTCAAAATCAAACAGGTGTTATTACAGTTGCCGATATTACAATCTCCAACAAAGTAGGTGGTCAATATTCAGGGGCAGAAACCTCAATGACATATTCTGACCCTGAATTGAAAATAATTCAACCAGTAGACGACACTATATTCGCCGAACCAAACCAGGTTTATCAAGTTAGATATCCACAAAAAGACATTGTGGTAAGAGTTAAGAACTTACAAAACGTATCATTTTCTTAACATCTTTATTTAATTTCCTAACTAGGTATATTTCATTTATAAAAGTGTTTTTAAAAAAAACACCATAAATATTTATCATTAAAACCTTGAATGGGACAGTCCTTTAGAATTAACACAAACATTGGTATAGACAAAAATATATCATTTCAATTAGACCAAGATTTTGAATTCTTAGAAATTCTTTCCCTTCAAATTTTTCAAAATGATGTTTACCCTCGTGATTGTGCTGATTACGGGGTGGTGGTTGGTAGAGTTGTGGCAAATGGGGGGTTTGGAATCCCGAATGCAAAAATTTCAATATTCGTACCAATAACTGAAATTGACTCTTTGAATGATAGGATTGTTCAGTTATACCCATACACTCAGCCAAACGATAAAAATGATGATGGGTATAGGTTTAATCTACTCCCTTACGTACAATCATATACAAACCATGCCGCAACAGGGACATTTCCATCTAGGGAAGATGTTCTCAAAGACCCAGTTGTTGTTGAAATTTATGACAAGTATTACAAATTTACTGTAAAAACAAATGATAGCGGTGACTTCATGATACTTGGAGTCCCAGTAGGACAACAAACTATTGTAATGGATTTAGATTTGAGTGATATTGGTGAATTCTCACTTACGCCTCAAGATTTAATTAGAACTGGTTTAGCAACAGAATCTCAAGTTGCTGGAGATAGATTTCGTAGTTCACCAGACCTAGATACTTTGCCGCAAATAATACATGTCGAAAAAATTTTTGAAGTAGCCCCTTTCTGGGGCGAACCAACAATCTGTCAATCTTCAATCAGTAGGATTGATTTTGATTTGAGAGAAGAAGCTAACGTTGAAATTCAACCAACAGCTGTTTTCATGGGTTCAATTTATTCTACTGGTGATGAATTCAAAATAGCAGCACCTCTTGGTTTTGGTCAAGACCCACCTTCTATACTCACCGCCGGTTGTAAACCAAAGGATAACATGGGCAACCTTTGTGACTTAACTACTGGTCCAGGCCAGTTACTTGCCATAAGACAAACCATAGTTCAGGATGACCAAGGAAGGCCCATACTTGAGGAATATCGTCTTGAAAACTCAGGTAATGTTATAGATGAAAATGGAACTTGGTTGATTGAAATACCCATGAATTTGGATTATGTGACAACCAATGAAGAAGGTCAGAGAATATTCTCGAGAGACCCTCGAGTTGGTATTCCTACAAAATCCAAATATCGCTTCAAAGTAAAATGGCAACAATCACCTAATGACACCGACCCGGTAAAAAGGGGATACTATCTTTTACCAAACGTAAGAGAGTGGGGGTGGAGAGTTTCCTCAATTGACCCGTATTATGACAACTCATTCGACACAAGTCGTGAATTAGCCAGTTCTTATTATTTTGGATTGAATTGGACTGGATACACAGACGCTGAATTTACTTCTGTTTCTAACAAAAAATTGCAAGCGGCAATAAACTGTGAGGATACTTTTTATGAATTTGAATACAATAAAGTATACACCCCAGCTGGTTTAATTGACCAATACAAAAGAGGATTTAGTAGAGGTAGGTTCATTGGAGTTAAAGACATAGGTAATAACGATTGTGAAACAACGGTTAATAAGTTTCCAGTAAATGAAGGGTTTAAAAATTTTAGTTCACAATTTTTTCTATTTGCAATTTTGATGCAATTTATTCAGTTAATATTTCCAATTGTTTTAATTGCGTACCATGTCCTTGGTTTGATATTAAGAATTCTTTCTATCGGTTCGGTTAAGTTAAAACCGATTAGATTACCAATGATTACATATCCTGAGTGTCAAAATTGTGAATGCGCTACTCCAGATTTAGATACAAGTGAAAATGGGATTCCAAATTCTATTTTAACACCTCTTACACAAAGTGTTCGTTACTTTGAAGCTTTGGAAAATTATCCACTATTACCACCAGAAAAAATTGGGGATGACGGTGTTTTAAGTAGCGCTAACGTTTCGGCACTTTCTTTGATTTTTTCTGAAGCTTTAGGTACAAGAACAGCTGAAGTAAAAAAACTAGCAGAAGACAACTCCACACAATCACAAACATCAAGATTACCGGACACTCTTAATTCTATTAACATCGCAAAAAAGATTTTTGCAATCTCTTCGGATATTCCGATGGCGCAAAGAATTAATATTTTTAACACAAGGAAAAAATATTTTGATGGTGTTAACAAAATTAGTGTAAGTTTTGACAATCCAAATAACACAACTAGTCAACACTTTGACAACACGTTAACAATTTTGACTCAATCAGCTCTGCCGGCAGGAACATTGTTGACTTTTGTTGACCTGGCAAAAACGGAGGATAAGAATTTTTTATACTCGGGAAACACTTTCAATGGGATTAGTGGTAATACACTTTTACCAGGTCCCGGGCAAATCAATGTGACTTATGCAACGAGTCAAACAACTAATACAAGCCAAAGTTATTTTCTTAATTCGGGTTCCTCAATAGAAAATTATAAATTTCCTGCAGACCTCGAATATTACCAGGTTTTGACAGCCATTACTTTGAGTGATGCGTTTGTTCTTGCTAGTGGAGGGGGAACACCGATTTGTAACACGTATTTCATTGAAACAGATTTTGACCCAAATGCGCAGCTTTCGGTCGATGTTACTTACATTGACTGTTCTGGAAATAATCAGTTGTTAAATGTAACGTCGACGTATGATAATACAATCAACCAATACCTCCCTGGGTCTCAAACAGTGTGCGCTTCTACAACACCAATCATCACACAAGGAAGCGGGACAGTAACACTACAAGGGCCATGTTCGCCACCTAATCCTTTTGGTGGAATACTTGAATTGTTAAACTCTTCAACAAAAATTGATTGGTCTATTTTAAATTTTAATTTAGGTGGTTGGAATGATAGACCTTCATTAAATTTAAAAACGAGAGAATTCTTTGATGGGTTTGATAACCAATACTTGACAATTTTACAAAGAGGTGTTGACCCTTATTCTCCGTTATACACAAACAAATATGGTATTGGTAAAATTTTGGGTTTACCAAATGAAAACTCTTTAACAATAACAACTCAAACTAGGTTGAATATTCCCATTCAAGCACTTCCTGCTGGAGGAATTTCAGTACAAAATCACAACTCCCAGAATAATATTTTTTATCAATCTTATTTCTTCGAGCCAACCAATGAGTTTTCTGCATTTACAACCAGCAATGTAGGGTATTATAGTGCAATAGATGCAAATAGAAATTTTTCTATTTATAAAAACCCTTCTGTAGGCCCTCCCCTCCCTAATCCACTATTTTTTCAGGGTCCTATGCCTTGGGTTTCATCATTATTAAATACACCTATAAATAACGCAGTCGAAATTGTAACAAGTATAAACGCAAATGACGCTTTCGATTCTTTACCTTCACCAGCAAAATACGATGCGGTCGAAGATTTGTCGGGTGCTGATTTTTATTATATTGCGGTAAGTGAAAATCCCGGAAAAGCTTTTAGCACTTATTTTAGTTTTTCTCTTTTACCAACAGTGTCATCAACCAATACTAAATTAAACATTTCCAATAAAAGTAAAAATGTTCTAAGAACCGACCGTTTACCTTCGTCAGATTTTCTTGATGGTTTCGCTTGGGATTCTGTAGTTCCGGTTTTACAAATGAATCGCGGCTTTACGGTTTACACTATCGATACACCAGATGGAAATATTGTGACAACAACCTACGGCTCAGGGGCAGATATTACTGGAAATGACATCGAAGATTTGCCGGATTATTTGGACGTAACTGCAACTTTTTCTTGTGAATCAATGGTCAGTTTGGATTGTTACGATAATGTTGGGGATACAATAGTTGTTGATACTAATTGCGCTGAAAAGGATAGAATTGAACGGGGTTGTTTCGTTTTTGCAAGAAAATTCATAACAGGGTTACCTCTTGATTTGGTTGCATTTAATGAGTGGGGATTACGCTACAGATTTTTCTATGCGTTATGTCAAGGTGTGGTATCACAAACTTTTACAAACAATTGGGTAAATGGTAGTTTGTATACATTTCCTTTTGCTGTAAGAACACTTTACGGTGGAAACAATCAAATTTCTAGAAGGGTTTTTTGTAAAGATTTGATTTATTACAATGAAGATAGTAATAATTTTTATTATAGAAGTAGCCCTTATAGTCCGACTACAAACAATTTTATTGGTAAAGATAATAATCCTTTAACTGGTACAATAAATGATTATGCCTTAAAAACACCAGCAACAATAATGAATCTGGGTCCTAAAACAGCGGTATTTAAGGAATTGACACTTAACCCTTCTGATTATGGTTTTGTAATGGACGCTCTTACACCCACTAGTTATGGTGACACAAGTGACTTGTTGAATTTATTTGTTATTTCAAGGATTACAAATGCGGGTTATTTGCGGTTGTTACTTAATTATTATCCAGGAATTGTTGGGACAAATTTGGCGATTAATACCTTGTTTTCGCGAAGACAACTTAGATTAGATGGTGACATAACTCAAATGCTTTCAATTAACTCAGAATTTGGTGTTGTTAAATTCAATTCACAAAATTATACTAATGTTGCAAACAATCCGGACAACCCAATTTTTATTTCTAGAAATCCAAATGGATTTTCTGTGATGGGAATATTTTATTCTTCAACAACAGAAGATTTACAATACAAAGATTATTTATCACCTGGTAGAATCAATTTCAGACCAACACCAACATCAAACGCCTTCCCTTACTATTATGATTTAAAATCTCAAAGAGTGCCTTTCTACCGTTGGAAAAGGCAAGACAATGCAAGATTTTTTAATAATATAAGTCTACCATTTAGTTTAGGTTCAGAAGTTGGAATTTTTGGTACGCAAAGTAACAACTGGGCTACCGATAATAATGATATTTTCAATAAAAATTACCAAAATCTTGATAGAACAGACCCCGCTCAGCCATCTTACTTTTTAGGCTCTAATTCCCAACTTAATGATGTGTATGCCAGAGGATATATTTTTAACGTGGATGGTAATGGAAATGTCTCAGCTACTGCAGGAAATTATCCTAGTGTATTTGCAATAGGTGCTCCAAATCATTTTTATTTTGGGTTAATCAATGGTGCTACTTCGCTGGATAGATTCAAATCAAAATACTTAGCAGATGAATAAGTTTGAGATTGTCCCCTCGAGTTTAAGTTTCAAGTCAGCCCCAATAGTTGACCAACAGGTTAATATTGAGTTAAATCAAACTCAAAAAGAATTGACTCAATATGTGAGAAACAATTCGCTTTCATTGGAGCAATTATACCAAGATGAAAGGCAAGCTTCTTCCAGATTTAGACCTGCATTTAAAATTCAATATCTTTATGATAATACTTTAACTGGGACTACAGGATATAACCCATTCAAAAATAATCTCTACTATGTAGAGCCAACACAATCCAAACTAAGTGGGATTTGGAAAGGGTTTCCGCAATACTACGAATTCGATTTTTTTAGACCAAGAATCGATGATGGACATATAAATTATAGAGCGTCAAGTGCATATACATACAACTGGACTTATTACCTAAGTTATGCGGCAGAGAATGATTTTACCAAACCCATGCAAGCAACCTATCAGGGTGAAACTATTAACTGGGTTTCAGGTGATGGTATACCTTTTATTGTGTTTAAATCAACACAAGGTGGGGCTAATATAATTTCGTTTCAGTGTTTAATGCCACACAATCTGACTATAGATAATTTTGTGGAATTATCATTAACCTATGAAGGGGAAAATGTTTTTGGTATTTTTTCTTTTGGCGACTCAAACTATGAAAGCTCAAATTATATTTTTAACATTTTAGACATTGGATATACAGGCACGACTTTTAGTGATGGTATAACAGGTACTTTCAAAAGAGTTTTAGACCCGAATAATCTAGTTGGAACACGGTCTGAATATTATGTTAGAAAAAATCGTATAGTTTTTAATGAACAAGATATTATTGTTACGAAAACCGGATTTGAAATTAATGCATTTCCTAATGAAAAAAAATTAGAATTCAGTTCGATTACACCAAATGACATAACTAGAATTTCACAAAAAACATCCTCTTTAACTTACAATGTTACATTAGCAAAAGATTTGGTTTTAAGTGGTATTACTGACAATCACAATAGACCTGTTGGAGAAATATTTTTATCAATTATTAATAAAGGGTTTAGTGGTTATTTTAACAAATCAAGCAATGGATTTGGATTAAAACAAGGCTGGGTTTTTAATATCAATAATGTAATCACACCATGGTGGTCTGAATTCAACCAAAATTCTTACACAAATATACCAGTAGATTCTTACACTAGAACCAACGGTACAACTGAAACATTTTATTATAACAGAGTTTTAAATCCTGGTGAGTTACTGGATGGTGATTTTTGTGAATGGAATGATTTTAATCAGTATGAACTTGTTGTTTCAAGATACGTACAGAAAATACAATATAATCAGGAAGTTTTTACTACCGAAATAACCCCAACTGGTAATCCACAAGGTTACTATTACCTACCCCACAATACGATGGTTTTAAGGGTTTTCTCTGATTATATTGAAACAGCACCTTCAAATCAAGTTGAAAATATTCCTACTTGGGCATATTTTTCAGAACAAGCCCAACAATTCCGATGGAGAGAACCCTATTTGTATGGGGAGTTTGATGAACTGGACAGGGGCACTAATTTTCCGTATCTGAACAGGGCTCATTATTCTTTTTCTTACCAAATTTTTAGATTAATTCCTGAAGGAAGTAATTATCAAGAGGTTCTGAGTGGATTCAATATACCAATACAACCAATTATCGATGACTGCGAATAAGTTTCAAATTAAATTAGGTGTTAACAACGCGGATAAGGTTATTCAAGTACCTGTTATGTTAGATTGGGAATTGTTAAACACAGAAAATGAAATAGACAAACTTGAAGCCCAAATTAATCAAGACATTGCTGGCCTGGGTATCGATTTTGAAACAACTAGATTTGCGCATTCTGGATATACGTTTACGGAAAGAAGTTCAGAAGAAACAGTTGTAGACACAACATTTAGTACTAGTATTAATTATGAATTTTATTTTTTTTCTGGGGGGAGTTTGAATAATACTTTAGCGTCTGGAAATTGGATTTCAAATTACAATGCTGAAGGTTTCACATATGATGAAATTTATTACTACACACAAAGGTTTACAAGAAGTTTCTTTAAGTTGGATTTTTATGATACACCATCAGAATCTGAACAGCAAAATTATTTGACCATTATTTTGCCAACAACGCAAGGTGAACAAATGCCTGTAGTAATGCAAGGTCAAAATGTGTTAATTAACAAACCAAAGTTTTCTCTAGATTACGTTGGAGATACGGATGGTTTTTTTATTTATTGGTTAAAATCAAAAGAATATATCGATATTGACCAATTTTATGTTAGTTGCAAATTTTACAATGCAAAGACTGGTGAATTTACAAGAATGATAAATAGACCCCAAAACTTGCAAACCATTAATACTTTCGCTGTAAATAATTTGTTTAATTTTTATTACATCTATAAATTAGATTATCCGAGCGAAAAATATTTGGTTTATGATTTATTAACCTTTAGTAGAGTAGGTACAAATGTGCCAATAAAATGGTATGAATACGTAGGGCCAAATGACTGATTATAAATTTGCTATAGGACCTGGAAGTATTTCTTCTGACTTAACTTTCGTAGATGTAAGTGGTGAGACTGTGGGGGTTTATTCTTCCATGACTCAAGTTTTAAGTGGGGGTACAAATGGAAATTCTATTTTGACAGGATTAAGTTTATGTATTTTATTAACTGAAACTACAATTGATTTGGGATATTATTCTCCATTTGATGGTGCGGCAGAGCAAAAAGACGTAGTAACAAATTTTATTTTTACTTCTTCAACAGAATCCCCATATGTTTATACAGTATTCAATTCCTCAGACAAAGCTGCTACATATCTTTCATTGGCAAGTTATACTATAAACTGGGGTGATAACACCCCGGATGAAATTTTTATCGGGGATATTGTATCACATACTTATCCGAATACACCCACAGGTTATACCATTACAATGAAACAAACAACACCGTTTGGTGTGAATAACGTTTCAAAGAAAATTACTATACCGTTTACAAACGCGGTGATATACAATCCACTGGGTCGAGCTTTTTTTACCCCACTCGGAGGCAGCTGGGCAAACACGCCAGTAAGTTATGATTATATTTTTTCAGGAGATGCTGTAAACACAGTTGAAAGTGAAATATCTTCTGGCTACACCCAAGTACCTTTTATAGTTTCAGGCAACACTAGTTCAAGAATAACTGAACTTGCTCTTTATGGGCAAATTCAATACCAAGTTGGTGTTCCGGTATTTTTTGGAGGACAACCTTATGGGGTTATAACAGACATGAATCCAATCTTTACAGCATACACTATACAAGACACTGAGTACTACGACTATATTGATGGAACAAGCATATATTTTCAAAACAGTAGTGGTTTTACTAGTGACATGTTAACAGCAGTTCCAATAACGAAGGATGAGTTATTGATTAAAATTCAAGACCAACCTCAAATAGTAACTAATGTTTACGTTGAAAGGGGTAAAAATTCTGCTTATCAACAGATTCAAAGATTGGGTGAAGTATCTACCCTTTCTGGATTAATAAACTATGGTTATGGATATTATACCATAGAAAATAAGGGATAAACTATTTATTAAAATAAGAAACTTTAAGGATGGCTATCGGCACATATGGAACCCTAAGACCGGCGGATGTTTCACCGGAGGATGTTGAAATCATCCTAAATTACACCCCATCTAGGGATGAAACAGAAAATTTTATTCTCACAACTTTGGATTCTCCAAGTGTATTAAGACCTTATTTTAATAACGCAAATACTGGTGGTAATGCAAACGTTGAGGTTTTGGGGGGTCTTTATAATTTAACTCTACCTGCTGACGTTTTTAATCAAGTAGGGATTTACACTATGATGTTGAGACCTGCTCAGATAAGAACATCGATAACTGATTGTGGGGTGTTGTCAGCACTACCCAACGTAAAAGGAATTATAATAGACTTAAATAATGTGCCATCACAATTTAGAAACAAATTTACACCACAAGGGCTCATAGGTTTTCGTGTAGAATATTTGAATCCAGATGGCTCAAAAATACCCAACTTTTTTAGGATTGTAACTTCAAATTTTTATTGTGAACCTGTAGTTGTTAACCAAGTTAACACCACACAAAAAGCAATCAGATACAGATATGTTGAAGGCGTTACAAATTTAATGTTTTGTACGCTATCACCATCTTCATCACCAACAAACAAACCTAATGCAACTCCATTCATAGGACAGCCAGCACAAAATATAATAATGACAAACACATATTTTAATCCAGTTTCTATCGAAATTGACATGGTTGAATATGATGTTTCATCACTTGCTATTGCTTTATACGGTAATCAAACTAAAAGTATTGATGATGGTATCTACACAATCTATGACAGTGAAAATAACATTTACAAGCAATACAACTTATTTGAAATTCGTGACCAGTTTAATGCACTGCTTTATGAAGTTCGACAAGACAGGGGAGCTAACATTGATTTTACTAAAAACTTCACAACAATAGTTAGTTAATGGCGATAAATAGCACGAAGTTTTTCTACCCACCAACCCCAGGTAATGGTGCTGGAACTTTTGACGACATTGTAGGATTTCAAGTTGTCGAGGGGGGCGGTTTAACATCTGCTGTTTTTGATTTTACAACATCTGTAACTGAAAAAGTTAACCGGACATTTTCAATTGGTACTTTTTCCAACCCAATATCTCTTGAGGATTTGGATGTAAATTCATTAGAGGAAAGTAGACGAATTTTACAGACGCAATTTAGAGTTTACCCTAGTTATGATGTTTCACAGGTCTTAAATTTTTCTCTTTATGGTTCTTTAGCTAAAAGATTAAGTGTATCGGTCACTCATATAATTAATTTTTTTCCGGCAGCTTTGGATGTAAGAAGACTGATGCCAGATTTTTCATCAGGTCAAACAGCAACAAACATTTCATACGACCCAATTGAGAAAGAAACAACTTTTACGGTACCAGTATTACAAGCATATAATCCATTTTTAATCGAGTTTTCACAAAGTGCTACCACAGCCTTGATGGTTAGAGAACTTGAAGCATCCCAGTATCGAAATCTAACTCGAAGCTATTTGAATTATGTTTTGGATTATGATGATATAAAATATCCTGTTGTTGATTTTGTACCTTCAACAAGTCAATCTTCTGGAAATTTAGTGTTTGTCGTATCTGGAGCACCTTTTGGAGTTAGTACGTCGTCAACTGTGGAAAACTTTTTAATTAGACCGAGTGATTACATAGTTGACAAAGTATTCCAAGAAAACTTCGATGAGGTTGAACAATTTCTGATGAATCGATTGATTCGACCGGAGTACACGGCAAACTTCCAGGTGCCTCAACAAAACCAAGCGGGTCAGTTTTATACTTCCTATGTTCAAATTACCTTCCCCAAAGATGGTGACTGGAACTTGGACATCACATCTTTTAGGTTTGATGAATATCTAACCAGATTAGCCGATGTCGCAGAAGATTTGGACACTTACAAAACTAATTTGATTTCTAGATTTTTGGTAACAGCATCAATCAAAGAGTTTGATACTATGGACCAAAAGGTGGAAAAAATTCTACAAATATATGGCAGAAGTTTTGACCAAGTAAAGCAGTATATCGATGCGTTAGCAAACATGAATTCTGTTAACTATGTTCCGCAAAACGACATACCTTCTCAGTTACTTTTTAACTTATCACAAACTCTGGGTTGGAGTAATAATTTTTCACCAATAACCGATGAAGATTTTTTAGGCAGTGTCTTTGGGAATACTAATCAAATAGAATATCCTGGTTATGCTAGGGCACAAACCCCCACTGAATTAAATTATCAGTTTTATAGAAATTTAATTCTAAACTCTGCATACCTTTTTAAATCAAAAGGAACAAGGCGTTCAATAGAATTTTTATTAAGATTGATTGGCGCACCAGAAGCTCTTATAGAATTCAACGAAAATATTTATCTGGCTGACCAGAGAATTAGTATGAGTAAGTTCGATACTCAGTTTACGCAATTGTCTGGTGGAACTTATGTGAATGAGCAACCTGCATTGTCACCAGGAAACACATTTTCAATAAGAGGTCAAATTTTTACAGCCTTTACAACATCTTCAACTTTTGAAACCGTTAATATAAGAAGAAATGATTATCCGGTTGATGATTTAGGATTTCCAAAAGCACCCAATCCCGCTGGTACAAATGGAGTTTTTTTCCAAGAAGGGGCAGGATGGTATGAATCCACACCAGACCACAGAAGTCCAAATCAGATTACCATTACTGGTGACGTATTCACTGGGCAAAATGTGGATGTACAAACCCAATTACAACCATTTACCTACGGAGGAATTTATTTAGACAGATTCAATCAATTTCCCTATATGCAAGAAGGGTTTAAATTGAGAAAAATAGCTGACAACAAAAAATCATGGGTTGCCACAGATAATCGTTTACGAATTGATACTGAAGGTGGTTATGAAGCTTACTATTTTACTGACGATGAAAAACTTGTTCTTAATGTCAAAAATATTGATTTGTTTTTAAATGTTGGACAAGGTTATGCGTATGATGTATGGGACCAGTCAAGGTTGTTTAACTATCCGATACCCGAGTCTGGATTTACAGCAAATTTTCCATCGCCAGGGGGAATTGATGATACATTTATAGACCCCGAGCCACAGAAAAAAACTTTTTTCGAATTTTATCAAACTTTCTGGCAAAACATGATTAACACCAGAAATAGAATGTTTATTTCTGATGGCAAAACGGGGGGTTACCCAACTCTACAATCGGTGTTTTGGAAATATCTAGAATCTGAACAAACTGTTGGTATACCAAACAACAAGTACACGTATCAAAAACTTATTGAATACGTGGATGCTATTGGCCCATATTGGATGAAACTTATTGAACAAATGATTCCAGCAACAACACTTTGGAATACAGGTGTGAGATTGGAAAATTCTATTTTTCAAAAACAAAAATTTGTATATCGACGTCAAAGAGGTTGTCAATTAATTCCGGTAGAAGCTCAACCTTGTTTTATTATCTCCAACATATTTGATTACGATTGCAACACAGAATATGTTGATTTTTTTATTTACCCTTGGTTGAATGGTGATGTTACGGTATCTGATTTCCAAGCTATTTTGATAAATAGGGTTAATAATTATTTGATTTCAGTCGGGTCAAATGCTGGGTTTTATAATCCTAATTCAATTAGCTCACAATGGTATTTGAATTTAACAATTGGGAATCAAACAATTATTGATGTGTTTTTTTATCAAGGTTCAGGAATTAACGATGTTCCCACGTCGTTATTATGGAGGCAAACTTTAATTGATAATCTTAACAATTTATATCAGTACGGATATACCTATACTTTGAACGGAAACTTCTTGACAATAACAAATTTAAATTGCGTATTGGAAAATTCTTTACAAAACGTAAGTTTAAATGTTGGAATAAACATAACCTTAGATTGTCCAATAACAAGACAGGTAGAACCTGCATAATAATAAGAAAGAAACATGGCGTGTCGTAACCTAGGACCAATTGATTTTAGTTTTATAAGTTTAAGTGAAGTTTGTACCTCACCCAGTTTAGAGATTTATTCTATTGATGAGGTCACTCCTTCTTCACCCGCAATTGGTGATATTATTTACAATGGTGCTGGTTGCAGTGTATCCGCTGAAGCAAACGATGGATGGTATATTCTGGATAGTTTAAATCCCCAAGTCGTTTATGTGGTTGGTTCTGGTGGTGGTGTTATAACATCAATAGAAACCTGCTCCACACCCACACCAACCCCGACAAATACTTCAACCCCTACAAACACACCTACCCCAACCGTGACCCCCACCCCAACGGGAACTTTAAGTACAACAACACCATTTGGTAATGGTGTTATTTTTGATTACACCCTTGATATTATTGGTGCTTGTGAAACGGGTTTTGGTAGTGCCGAAATCATCCCAACTGGAGGGGTAGGACCGTATACTTTTGATTGGTATAATCCAGAACTTGGCACTGGTCCTATAAAAACAAATTTAGCACCTGGAACTTATTTTGTTCGAGCTAACGATTCAGCCAGCCCTGTCAATGCGCAATTTTTTATAAACGTTACTATATCAGAATGTTTATGTGTTTCAATATTAAATGTAAATTCCACTACTTGTGGTTCGGACAATGGTTCTGTGACAGGAACTTCTTCTTCTGTATTTGCAATAACTGATTACCAGGTTTTTACCAATAATGATATATTGGTACAATCTCAAGCAAGTAATACTGGTACCGTAGAATTTAATAATCTTTCTGCGGGAACTTATTATTTATTTGGGTCTGATGGGGGGGGTGCAACTGGTCGTAGTGCTAATTTTATTGTTGAGCAATCCACTCCGCTTTCTTATGGGTTGTATGTTGTTCCTGATGCTTCGTGTAATGGTTTACCTTCAGGTAAAATTTACGTGACAGGAATTACGGGCACCCCCCCTTTTACATACTTGTGGAATAACAGCTCTACACAGAGTAGCATTACGGGATTGACCCCTGGTGTTTATTCTGTGCAAGTTACGGATTCGCTTGGGTGTCAATTAACGCAAAATGCGCTTATCACTGAGGTGGAGCCGGTTGCATTAGGGACAATAACTTCTACATCTCCGACTTGTTTTGAAGCTGATGGTAGCGTTACAATAACTGTTATTGATGGTACACCCCCCTTTTATTATTCTGCCAGCACAGGTTATTCTGAGATAAGTTATCTAAGAACATTAACCTTATCCAATTTAAGTAATGGAAATTATAGTATAAGTGTAACTGACGCTGGATTATGTAAATTTTTGGCAACGACCTCGATTGCTAGTCCTGGTGGAATTTCTTCTGTTAATGTTTCTACTACTAATTCAACTTGTTCGGCGAATGATGGGTCTATTAACGTTGGTGTTATTGGGGGTGTAGCTCCTTATGTTTATACATTAATTTATCCTGGTGGGGATATGAATTCTGTCAACAGTAACACAACTACACAAATTTTTTCGAATTTGGAATCGGGTACATATTCAATTTTTGTGGAAGATACCACAGGTTGCGTATACACCACGGAAGTGACTTTGATTGCTGAGGATAAATTTGAAATTTCCATTTCTTTGCAACCAGCTACTTGTGGCTTGAATGATGGTGTGTTGCAAGTATCCATAAGTGAGGAAGCTGTTTTGCCTTTAACCTATTCTATTGACGGGACAAACAACATTGTGGATTCTAATTTATATGGGGTTACGTTTTCAAACGTAAGTCCTGGGCAACACATATTGACCGTTGTTGATTCTGAAGGATGTTCCATTTTCACTCCGTTCACAATATCGAGTTCGGTACCAGTAGACTTTTCTTTGTACTCGACTTCTTGTGGTTCTGGAAACGAGGGCATAATAACAGCATTTATAACCCAAGGCACGGCACCCTTTAATTTTAATTGGAGTGCAAACGTTGCTGGTAACCCCCAAGAAATTACTGTTGAGGGTCTTTCCGGTGGCACATATTCGTTAATTGTGCAAGATGCGAATGGTTGTTCATTATCAAGAGAAACAATTATAGAATGTGCCGCCAAGTGCGTAACCTTTCAGACCTATTCAATGGGTTCAGAGGTTTTTAACATTTTATCTCCAACAAAACATGGTATTAATCAAATACTTGTTGAAGGGTTTAATGATTTAACTGCTGGTAACAGTGAATGTATTTTAATATCAGCAACATATACGGCTCAAATTGAAATTCAACCCCAAAATACTTTCTTAAACAACACTTTTTATACTGGTAATTCCTTGGTTGATGTGCCAAGTGATAATCTGTGGTTTACAACCATAACAAACTTATTGCAAAGTATCCAAGGTGTTACTGCTGTTAATATCAACCCTCTGACAAATCAAATTTCAATTTCTGCTAATCCTGGTAGTTCCATCATTGGTCAAGAACTGAGCGTCAAACTAATTATAGTATACGACATCATTTGCTTGACATGACACAAATTAGAATTTCTTTAGTTTCTGGAAACGTTCCGATAAGTGTATTTGTTGCTGACATATATGGTAACAATAGAGTTTTAATTGGAACCATTAGCAATACTGGAGCTATTCCTCCTGACGCAAATTTTTATCCTCCAGCGTTATTTGATACTGCTCCGCAAATTATGCTCATCCTTTTAGATAATGAGGGTTGTGAAAAATTTGAAATTTTAGATTGTACGTTCGGTTGTGCTTTTGCAATTTCTGTTGAATCTGTTGACTGTACATTTACCATGACTGTTACAGAATTCACGCCATAACATAAAAATATTTCCTTCGAAAAACAAACCAAAAAAATTCTAGCAGATTTAAATCGGTAATGAAATGAAATTCGATAGTAAAGGGGGGGTAGAAAACTTAGGAACTTATGTATTTATTATAGAAAATCATGGCATTACAAAATATAATCGTTGTCAATACTGCTCCCGGTTGTAACAATTCGGTTGTACAACAAATTACTGTTGTAGATGTAGAGTGCTTTTTAGTTAGAATACCCCCTGAGAGTGATGCCGTAGGTCCCTTTGACGTCTATGTAGACTCCTTGAGCTCCACACCCTACTTTACGTCTCAAACCAGACTACAAATGATAGCTGGTGTTGTAATATGTTTGGGAACTCAAACACCAACTCCAACACCAACCCCAACTGCCACACCTGGAGCAGTAACCCTAACACCAACACCAACTAGTACCCTAACACCAACGCCAACGCCATCAAACGATGTAATACCTTCACCAACCCCAACAACCACCACTACACCAACACCAACACCAACTCAAGAAGCAAACTACTTTGCATATTTGTTCCCAGAACCGTTGGACGCAACTTCAGGTACCAATTTAGGTCAATATATGTTTGACAATGGTGCGACCTGGTTTGGTTATTATAACACTGGAACTCCAGGAACAACCGATTATTCTAGTAATTTAAATACTTACGCTCAATATCCTGGTTGGAGTGGTGGCGTAGATGAATTTATTACACCAGTAACCTCCTTAACCTCTCTAATAAGACAACCAGCTGGTTCTGGTACTGATAGCTTTGGATGTCCACAAAATCAATATACATTCGGTACAATTAGAGTTACTACCTCTCAGGTAAATGTCAATGAACAATACTATTATAGTATCTGGATTCCTTTAGCTGGCGTTGGTGGTAGTATGACGAATACAACTGTAGACATTACATCTGGTTCAGCTTGCGGTGACAATATTTTATCTGACGGTATTCCTGACCCAACATTGGCTGGAACAAATGTTATAGTCACCGCCGGTGCTGCTATACCCGCTGGAACTTATAGGGTATTATGGCTTGGTTCATTCGCGACACAACCGTCAGCCGTACCACCTCCACCATTATCATCAAGTTTATTCTTCAAAGGTGACACAAAATACTAAAAAAAAATCATAAACGGTAAAAGACAACCTATTTATAAATAAAAAAAGTAATGGCATTTCCTTATAAAAATCCAATAACCGCAGCTCAACTTTCCGGTTCTGAATCTGTATCAAGAACTTCTACATTTGGAACTAATTTCTCTGTTTTACAAACGGGGGGATACATGGAAGTTTATAGTTTAGATGAGTTGGTTTGGTCTTTTGGAAGTGTTACACAGGGCCCAGTACAGTTATCGGGAAACACAATTCCGATTCAGTTTACTAAAGGTCTAAACAACGCATTTTCTAGAGATACCTTATTTTTAAATTCAGATAATATTTCGTCTGGAAGAAGAAGATTAGGTATGCAAGTTTATGTTCAAGAAACAGACACTGTTTATCAATACCATATTCCAGATTATACCGCGGCATGGACAGTTTTAACCGGCTTGACAGGACTCTCTGCAATAACTATTTCTGAGTATTCAACGGCAATCAACAACCGTTCCCAGGCTGGACAAGATTTCATTTCTGCGTGGACTGGTTCAACTATTGAAGGTGTTAATGGTGTTTCGAGACAAGATGCTCGTTGGAGAGTTTTTTTGGGTACCGACGTACAAATTACAGGGGGTACATACTATTCTGCAACTACCCCAAATTCGAATTATGTAATTTTAGATAATAGTACTGGAGGTACAATTACTATAACAGGGTTTACTGCGCCAATTACCGGTGGAACTTTTGACACCGGAACTAAAACTTTAACTTTAAATAGCAGTGATGGTACCTCCATAAATGTTGCTGGATTTACCGGTGCTGATTTACAAGTTGGTGACGGTGTAACAACAGTTAACAGTGTAACTGGTATGACCTTTGTTGGTGCTTCTGTAACTGACAATGGAAATGGTAATATAACAGTTACTGTAACAGCCATTTCAACAACCTCGGGAACTAGTGGAAGTTCAGGTATTGATGGAACATCAGGAACAAGTGGTACTTCCGGCACATCTGGTACAAGTGGTACTTCAGGAACAACGGGTACAAGTGGAACATCTGGAACCTCAGGAATAGATGGTACATCAGGTACAAGTGGTACATCCGGAACAACTGGAACTTCTGGTACTAGCGGTACATCAGGCACAACAGGTACAAGTGGTACTTCTGGGTCTTCCGGAATAGATGGTACATCTGGTACCTCAGGAACAAGTGGTACATCTGGTACATCTGGTACTAGCGGAACATCAGGGACAACAGGTACAAGTGGTACATCTGGCACATCAGGAACAACGGGTACAAGTGGTACATCTGGCACATCAGG